CCTCTTTTGATGCAATTCCCTTTTTGACTGTTGCAGATTGTGATACGCCGTCATCACCATACTTGGCAACCGTACCACTCTCTACAGTTCCAGCAAATCTCAGAATTGCCTCTGCGCCCTCATTCTGGATAAATTTGGAGCGTACTCCAATCAGGAAAGCTTCTGAATCAATGAACTTCCCATACGCAAACTGCGGGATATCCGCATGGACTTCCACAAGGCACTCACGTTTCCGGTCAAAATCCAACTGTGAAATCAGCCTTACTTCTGTTGGGGATACCACCTGAACCAGCATACTGTCCGCCATATCATCTACACCAGCTTTTATGTACTCGATCAGACCAGATAAAGTGGTCATCTCAATGGCGTCTGCCCGGAGCTCTTCATCAATCCTTCTCAGGTTCACATCAGCGTAACGACTGTCTCCGCTCTCAATAATCTTTGGCTGCTGTAATCCTACAATGTACTGTAATGCTTCTTTAATCATGGTAAATACCTCTGCTTTCTAAATTTTATTTGGTTTATTTTACTGTGCTGCTGCCTGTTTTTGCTCAATGACGTAGTTGCCTGTTTCATCTTCATAATCCTGGATTTTTGCCTGTCCCCGAATCCCGGATCCATACTCTTCGGCATATAACTCTCCTGTACGCAGATCTTTGCCGATAGTCATTCTGGTTGTGGCAGACTTAACCGGCGCCAGAGTGGTATTCACGGTACATTCGATGGCAACATCATCTCGATTCTCATTCTGCTCAAGTGATAAATTAATAGAAATTTTCCTCTTGTTTTTGTATGGAGTGTTCGGGTCCATCATATTTGCAACGACTTTCTTCATTGCATCCTCAAACTTCTCTGCCAGTTCACCACCAGCAAGATTCTCTAAATCAATATTAAGTGCCATGATTCTATTCCTTTCATTAGGTATTGGTTATTAGTTCTATATATAAATTTGACCGGTCAAAATTGTTGTATTATTTTTCTTTAACTTCCCACTTTATTTTTCTGTGGTTGAAGCAATTCAAATCAGCTTTTAAAATCACCTCTACGCCAAGCGCGATCAGCTCTCCTAATCGCATCAGCCTGCTTATTTCTTCCTTTTCTTCTTCGGTACTACAGATAATCTTCACCATAAGTTCTCCTTAAAATGGAAACTCTCTTAACTCTACCTCCAGCCCCTTATCCGCCACATACACCGGGCAATCCACCACGGCCCCCGCGGCAGCCTTAAATTGAGCTTCGTCGCTATTTGATTGCGAGAGGTGCAACAATACCACATTGCGCAGTGCCGGGCTTTTACTAACCCTCAGGAACTCTACAGCGGTATCTATGCTCATGTGCCCGGTGAGGACGTGGGAACGTTTGGGGTTGTCGATGGATTCCATGTATACCGGGGAGTAGTTAGCTTCCACCAGGATATGGTTGACATTCTGGAAGCACCACCGGACATATTCTGTATCTGTCACATAGACCAATCTGCCGATATCTGGATGCTGAATGTAATAACCATAGCAAGGGCACTCTGTACCATCGGCGTTACCATGAAGCCATTTTCCATCCTTTGAACGATTATCAAACGCCTGAATAATAAATTGAGAGTTTTTAAACTCAAGAGTATATCCATCATTTCGGTATGGTTCAAATACCGGTATTCCGGCTCTCACATACTCATAACAATACTTACGGTGATCTCCATGCTCATGAGTGATGATAACAGCCTTAATCTTTCGTATATTGAAATTCAGGGACTTCTTTACTTCCATAAAGGGCACTCCGGCTTCAATGATTAGTGCTTCGGCATCATTCTCCAATATGTAACAATTCCCGGAACTGCCCGAACCCAAACATTTAAGTTTCATCCGACACACCTGCTTTCAATAATTCTCTAATCTGCAAATCTTTGACAAGACACTGCCATATTAGTTCTTCCTTACTCATTTCATCATACTTTTTGTTATCTCTGGGAGAATCCCACTCAGAATAAACCTCTTTAATTCCGTTGTACCCACCTTCATCCGGTGTGTAGACAAACTAATATCCACCACATTCGCCAGTTCCCTCTCCGTTCTGCAAATTGTAGTACATCACATTTCCGTTTTCGTCCAACATGAGGGAATCATGACTATCCGTTCCGTATGTATGGATATTTCCAAAAATTTTGTCCCTTATATGGAGAACGGGAAATCTGTGAGGTATTTTAGTTTCCATCTGTCCCTCCATATCTGATAAGTAAGCCTCTAAATCAAAGTCATCTTCGTCCAGACCATCGGCACACGGCGGATATATTGGATTGTTAGGACCTCCACGAACATCACCATCACAGTCAGAATTATAACTACAATATTTGCAAAGTTCTTCTGCATCCAGGGAATCCATCATTTCTTTTACATTTACCTCACTCATATATCCACCTCACTATCCTGTGGAAATTGAAACACTCCATGCAGTAATTCCGTATATTCTTCTGGAATATCTATATTACCAGATCCATCCTGTTTTATTTTTTCATTACATAGAAACGCATATTTCAGCTCGCTCATAGCCTTTTCAGCCTTTTGGGGAGTTTCATATTCGCCAAGAACCAATCCTGTCTTACTGTCTGCTGCAGGGCTGGCATACACAATATTCTCATTTCTCCAAACAACAATCAGCTCATACGGAAAATCAAGCTCCCCGTTCTGTGAAATTACTCTCATCGAAAAACTCCTTTCTAACATCAATCACTGTCCTTGTCTGCCCTAACAGCTTCCGATTATGTTTCGCCCTCTGCGCATTGTCACAAATAAACTGCTTGCAGATTTCCGGTCTGACCGGATAAATCCGGCACTTCTCCGTTTTCTTATCCGTATCAAGGAAAGGACAAGTCATGTCCAGTACCGACGCCGCTACCGGAAGCAGATGCTTACACTCTTTGATATTATGCTTACGAATATACCTGTGAATGGCATCTACTTCCTTTTGGCTCATCGGAAGAAAATTGGAACAACAGTTGCCGCAGCCAGAACATTTACCGCCTTTCGTGTAGTTGTAAAGATTATCTTCCATGCCCTTACGGACATATTCAAATACTGATACATTCTCCATACAGTCCACCTATTTCATAAACTCAGGCAAATCTTCGTCTTCAACAACCTCGCCCTCTGTTTTCTGCGGTTCTGTCATTTTGGGTTTCTCCGCGGTTTCAAGTTCTTCCACAATGAAATCCTCGCTGTTGGCATTCTGCTGAATGTCGTAGGCTACATCTTCTGCAACCACATCAATGCTCTCTGCAGCCTCAAGATTGTCATATACCTCTGAAACAAATCCATCTCCATATGTATTGACGATCATCTTGCAGAGCCGGTTAATGACTGTCTTTTTCGCCATTTGGTCCTTAAATTTCATGTGTGTGGAACTTGCATCTTCTTTTAATCCGCCCATGCGCTGATTCCATGCTTTCTTTAACTGTCCGATATTCATAACTTCGGCAATCTTACTTCCATCGCTCATGATTGCTACGGCATAGGCACCGATCAGTTTGTCATTGTCAATATTCATAAAATCCTGCTCATGGCTGTCAATGACCGTCTTGGCATCCTCTTTGTGCATCTTAAAAGTATCTCCCTCATAAATAACCTCTGCACTGATAGATTTCATACCGTACCTTCTGGCAATTGTGACATTGCCAAAATAGGATTTCTGAAACTGGCATTTATCACCATAAGCAATGAAATAGCCCTGTTTCTTACTTGCATTCAAACCGGCGGTGCACATATCCATGAGGGCATTGGCAATACTGGCCTGCGTGCAGGATTCCAGGATGTACTTACCGTTCTTGTCCGTTGTTTCTCTCATGATCAGATACGCACCCATAAGGGCATTTGTCGGGTTATAATCTGCCGGGAAAGAAAGGCCGTACTTTTCCTTTTCTTTTAACTGGGCTGATAGCCCGTCTATAAAGGCATTGTTAACTACCAAACCCGCCTGCTGCTGTCCCTGCTTTACTAATTCCTGTTTCTTTTCTGCTGCTGTTGCCATTATTCCAATCCTCCTATTATTTTCTTAATTTCCTCGATACACCTTGAGCCAAGATTTCTCACCTGCATCAGTT